TTGAGCAGATAATGCACTATCAATCTTGTTAAGGTATGCTAACACGGGTGCTTGGTCTGCTGCAGCTCTAATAGCCGAAGAGAACACACTACCCTTGACGTCATTGTCGGGTAACACGGGTGAGACAGCATCCCAGAAGCGTTGTGTGGTTCCCAGTAAGCCTGTCTGCCCAATATATCTCTGGAATTCCTTCTCTGACTTCAACCACTTAGGCGGTGACTCACCGTACTTGATCATGTCTTTGAGGTACAGAGCGAGCATAGCTAGAGCCATCATCAACGCGATCGAGGTGGCAGCGTTAATCTGATCGACTGACCCTGTCCTACGTAAGTCTTTGAGTAGCCTCGGTATAACCGTTGCAGTGAACGTAGAGGTGTATCCTTGGAACTGAGTAACTAGCTGCAGATAAGGGTCATTGTAAAATGCTGGACGGTTAAGCTTAGACGGATGAACTACTGATTCCAACACAAAAGCATTAGTGCCGTTAGTTATCTCCTGCATAACAGCAGCATCATAGTCTGGGCTATCCTCGATAGGATTCAGGAACAGATCTACATTCACACCGAGCCTATTAAGGTGCTCTCTGGCCAGCTTAGCTTTGTCACTCTTGGGGTCTGATCTGATTGTGCCAATCCAGTTCTGCATAGCATCAGTGCCAATGGCCAGCCGTGCATATCTCGTTATGTTGGTCACAGAGGTTAGCCCGGTAAGCTTGAAGAAGCCCTCGGTGTACTTCTGGAAGTAACCGCTGATTACGTCCGTACGTGCTGTCATCGCGTTGTCACTTATGTATCCAGCTTTATCGAGGGTCTCCCTGTACTTACTAGTATCAGCTTGACCACCGATAGCTTTGAATATGTGACTCAGTTCAGCACCAGTACCTTTCAAGATAGCCATCGTAGCCTTCATCGATTGTGGTAGAGTTAGGTTACGGTAGACAAGACCGAATTCTACCGTGGATGAAATAGCTGCGAGTGGTAGTGACGTAATCGTTGTCAGGAAGCTCAAGGTATTTAGTGTGCCACTGATATACGGATTAGTTATCTGGTGATAGGTACCATCACGCATACCAAGCCATTTAACCAACTCACTAGCTTTGAATGCTGCTTGCGCTTCAGTGATCTCACCATTAGTAATAGCAGTCTGTAACAAATAGTTTAATTTACTACCATTCTCACCAATGTAGTTCTTGTTGACATAGATACTGCCAGCTTTAGCCGAGAGGGACTCTACATTACGGTAGAGATCATTGGACAGATATGGGGCGAATGCACCTTTAGTGGTCGGGTTATTCATAACCTGCTCAATATTATTTTTCAGTGCAGTGTAGTTACTATCTGCATTCAGGACATCGTCCATCACATCGGTGATATCTGTTGCGCCATCATTGTTGATCAATCTACGCACAATATCATTTGCTTGGGTATCACTAATACCTAGTTTGGATTTTAGTGTTGATACGAATCCAGTTACATCCTGCGCGATAGCTGTTTTATCCATCAATTTAGTAGACAAGAAATCGGTTACCTTCATGTTACTGTCGGTTTTCTTGTTGTATGCTGATACCATATTATCAACTCGATCGGCCAACTCATGGATAGCGTTCAGATTCTTGATAACCGATTCTGGTAGATATTGTTTGGGATCGACCGATGATATATTATCCTTGAGTGAAGTAGAATAGTTATTCGTTTTATGGTTAGCTAACTGGCTAATATATTCAACAACTCGAGGATCATACATAATCTCGGATACTTCAGACGATTTAATACCATCGAATAACCCGCGTATAGCATCCTTAGACCCCACCTTGTTCTTCACTTCCAGAGCAGTATTCGACTGTCGGGCTTCGATAGACCCACCAGAGAATACGTTATTAGAGCCTAGTAGGGATCCTAATGCAGCAAGTGACCGCCCAGTGTAGTTGTGTTCACCCATGATAGTGTCGGAGAACTTGCCGAACAAAGAAGAGATCCCTTTGTTACCCCACCAAGAACCCGCCCGGGCAGCAAGCCCATTAGCAGCTAAAGCAGAGGTGTGTAGATTGGCTAGGTCAGATAGGGACTGATCTCTGGTAGTACCTTGGTACACCTTATCAGCTTCGTCGATCACTTTGATTAGCGAGTCAGTATTACGACCACCCTGTGCTTCCTTCTCACGAAACTTCAGGTCGTCCATATCAGGTGCTCTAGCTGGTAGAACGCTTTGGGCTAAGTGTTGACCACCACCAAGCATACCACCAAGAGCTGAACCACCGATGAAAGCGTTAGCAGTTCTAATAGCGAGTGCTTGACGTTCTTCCGGGTCAGTGGGTAGCGAGATGCCCTTCTTTTCGCCGAAGTAACCCGCTAGTTCCTGCAGTGCTTCCTCCGGGCCTTCGTCCAGAATTCCCTTAACGGTGGCAACACCTGTCTGTCGGATAGCACCACCCTTAACCGCCTTCATAGCATCAGCCACTTGTGACGTTTGTTGTTTGATACTCTGCATAATAGCATCTTCAGCCGCTTTACGCTCCATACCACCCGCCATCAACTTCGCAATCACTTTCTCCTGAGTTTTACGTTCAAGGATATTGGTGAATACACCAGTGACACCAAGGGATTCAATAGCAGCCTGAGTGATGCCGGATGCCCACGCCCATGCCGCGTCCTTTCCGTCCTTGGGCTGGTTACGCCATGTGTTACCGGCGTAGATCACAGCGGGGACGGTCAACGAAGCACCCATAGTAGCAGGTGCCGCAAGACCAGCCGCGATAGATACTAAGAACTGCGGCGCAGAGGTTGCTGCGGTACCGACGAGGTAGTCAGCTACTTGGGTGAAATCATTCAGGTTCCAATCACCCTTCTCATCAAGTGGTGAACCACTACGTAGGTAGGGTAACCCCTCTAAGTCAGCTTGGAGTGCATCACCTTGTGCTTTGCCATATGTACTAATGAATTCAGAACCGGATACACTACCAATACTATCAAGGGCATCGAATATGCCTTGCTTCATGGTAGTGTAGCCTGACTCGAGACCCGTTAGAGCATTCGATCTGGCGTACCCCGTTTTATCCTCACCGTCTTTTACATACGCTGGTCCTGAGAAGTACTGGCTATGACCAGCAGAATCCAGAGAAGCGCCGAGCTGTTTGGCATTAGTGGTCTTCACCTTAGCCATCAATGGTTGCCCACCGTATAAGCTATCCATCAAACCACTAAGCTCTTCCGGATCACCGTTCTTAGCCCGTTCCAGTTCGCCAAACCGTTGTGTAGTTAGCTGCTCACTATTCGGTTTGAATGGTGTAGCGAAGCCATTACTGAGTACATAGCTGGAGAGTGTCTCGCCGCGTTCGTTGGCAAGATCACCGAGCTCTCGACCATAACGATCTTTTTCTCCTTTAGTTACTGGGATATTGAACCCATTAAGTTTGATAGCAGAGTGGATCAGCTTACGTTGCTCTTGAGAACCCGGCATATCACCTGTGATCTTATCTTCAGTGAAGTGCCCCATCTCAGCCGCGTTAAAGCCGGACAACCGAATTTTACGTCCATCGGACATAGCGGCGGTATCCGCATCAATCAGCCTACCTGAATCAAAAGAGAAATCAGGGGTATCCTCCACTGGTGCTTTAATCCCCTGTGAAGCTAAATAATCGTCAAATGTACTCATCGATACCCCTTATAGTTTACTTGCGCTTTGAGTTAATATAACCCTTTAGTTGGGCTTCCGCAAAGTTATAGAAAGCAGAATTGTCTTTAGAAGCTAGGTAGCGTTTACTCAGATTACCACGATCATCGTCCCAAGCTTTAGCTAGTGTCTTGAGTTTGTTGTTGATATAATCATCGTCAGCTTTCTTACCTTCTAGGTTAGCTACTGACTTTACCTGATCAACTAACTGCATACGCACAGGTACCGCCATTGGCTTACCATCATTACGAATGAACATGTCCTCTTTGATAGCACCCTTAGTGTCCATCTTGATACGAGCTTCTTCGAGGTAAGGTAGAATAGTCTTGGGTGAATATCCATTGCTATTATCCCGCTTCATATACTCCACAGCAGTAGGTACAAGCAGCCCCATCTGCTGATTAGTGTTCTCGTCATTAGTATCATACCCATGCGACTTCATCCAGTTAGCCATCTCAGTAGCGATAACGCTGGATGCTGGGTAAGTATCACGGTTCTGGATGTTACCACGAGAATCTTTAGGTAGGTTCATCTTGATGACCTCTTCGGCTGACTTGGCATGGCTATCAATAAGTTGTTGACGATCCTTCGCTAAAGCATTTCGGTTAGTTCCCTGACCATAATCCACTAATGCCACTGGTCTGTCTGACCCCGCTGATACAAACTTAGTTAGCTCGTTGTAGTCGCCCCACTGCCCACCGTTGATTCTAAACTGCTGCTTAGTCTCGTTGGTATACTTATCAGTTAGTGTCCTGACCTCAAATGGATCACCAGCATGAGATCCACTTGTAGGTGTAACATACTTAGTTGATCCAACCTGCTTTAGAGAAGGTATACGATCTCCGAGGTCTTCACGATTTCCCGTCTCAAGGAATCTCTTTGCCTTGATAGGATCGAACCCATCCTTGATATAGTCTTGTAGTAGTAGTCTATTCTCAGATCGGACAGCATTCGTCTCTGAGCGGGCATCGGCTGTTTCAACGGATTGCTTGGTGTCGTACTGTTTCAAGGAATCCATAGCAGCGTATTTCAAACTACCATTAACAGATCCACCAGTAAGTAGCCCACCAGCACCTAGCAGGGCGAACCTACCGAGCGTCTTCGCATTGATAATACCTTCCTTACCGAAGATACCGGAGAGGAACTCGGATAGGAACGATTGGGCTTCCTCTGGTTTACCTGCAGCTGCGATGACCTGGGCTTTCTCTTTAGCTTTATTAATAGCATATTCGTTATCTCTGGCAATTTCAGCCATACGGAAGTTAACCTGCGCAGACTCAGGTGTCATAGTTGCAACAGGTGGCACTTCCGGTACACTCGCAAGGGCATCGATCTGTTTAGGCGGTACCCAGTCTGGCTTGGTTTTCTGTTTCCAAGCATTAAACTCATCTAGCGATGTGATAGTTCCGGATTGTAACGGTGGGGCTGACGGGACAGGAATACCACCGATAACACCTTGTTTAACGAAAGCTTTAACTGGATCATTCATATATCCGTCCGCAAAAGCAGCTGTTCTTCGGTCTCTTTCAAGTTCTAGCCCACCCTTATCCGACATACTAGCAGCGCGGGCATATTCAGGAGAATACCAAGGTGCCTTTAAGCCAGGGTCGGTTGGTGTAGTCGGGGATACTTTCATATTAGCTACATAGCCCTCAATAGCTGGAACATACTTCTGAGTCTCTAGTGGCATCTTTGATAACCAAGCATCACCGGCCTTAGATGCACTATCCACGTTACCCGCACCTGCATTGTAAGCTGCCAACGCTTTATCGGTATCACCACCATAGCGGGTAAGCATAGCCCTCATATAGTCATTCTGAAAACGAAGAGCCTCTTCCTGACTCTGGTTAGCTAACGGTGACACCCCGTAGCCAGGATCGACACCTGTATTTGGCATAATCTGAGCAATACCACGAGCACCTTTAGGGGATACCGCAGAATGATTACCACCAGACTCTTGCCTGATTTGTGCAGCTAAAACCTCATTTAGGTTAGATGGCATAAACCCTTGGCGTTTGTTATACTCGTCTTGGACACTCTCAGTACCACCCGCATACCCCTTCAGCTTCCTACGAGAACCAACGATAGGAATAGTAGGTAACATATTCTCAGGATCAACCATGCCAGTGCTTTTCTTAGGAACCTTCGTAGTACCCTTGGCGTATCCGCGACCCTCATTAACAAGAGAGGTAATTACTTCTTTATTCTTTGGGTTCTGCGCTGCAGCTTCAGGGATGACTGCTTCCCCGGGTGTAAGCATAGCAGGAACAGTGTCACTAGGGCCACCCTCTGGATTACTAAATTCAATATCATCCCTACGTTCTGGAACAGGATTCAATGGGGGAACAGGTGAATGCATACCTGAATCGGCCAGCTTCTGTTTCTCTTTAATGATCTGATCACGAGTCTTGAATTGGAGACCTAAATTAGCTTTTGCCTCTGCCTCTTGAACTTTGATCTCCTGAAGCTCTTGCTTACGCTGTTCATCAGCGAGAGCCTTAGATCGATCTAACTGCATCTTCTGCTGTAGTTTACCTGACAGTGGTGCTACCATATATTCTCCTTAAAACAATTTAATTCCTAGCAGTCTAGCTGCGAGAAGTCCTGCACCTACATAGGGCATTGCTGTGCCAATGGTGGACGCCACCCCAGCCCCGAGAGGTGCCGCTGAGGCTGCTACTGTAGAAGCATTAGCAATACCAGCGCCAGTAGCCGCGGCTTCGGGTAGCGCGAGTACACCAGCGCCTTGGGTAAGGGTGCCATCAGCCGCCATCTGCCCACCGTACTGCGCGAGTGGTGCTGAGGAGATACCCAACGCATTGCTGACTCCCGTAATACCCTCTTCGATATACGGGGAGGCCTTTTTCTCCATAAGGTCAGCCCCTTTATTAATAGTCTTACCAACGATCATTGGTTTAACTACGCTGGTAACAATACCCGGCTGGCCCTGCACGACCTCTGCGGGTGTAGCCTGTGCGGGTTGTACCGATGAACCTGATAAAGGTGACGCTACGGGTTGCTGTGAGGCCCATGCCCACGGATCTTCCTGGTTATACATATTAGCCCTCTCCCGAATTACCGGAATTGCCTGTGCCACTTGGGCCAGGATCACTGCTACCATAGGTGCTACCACCCGTACTTAAATCGGTTACAGGTGCCATGTTGGTAGTACCAAAAATACCATTAGGGGTACCACTATAGAAACCAGTATCTGTGTAACCATTATTAACAAACCCACCACTACCGCCATTCGCAGAACTACTATACAATGCACCAACAGGTGCAGCAGCCACTTGTTGAGCTACTGTATTCATACCAGCTGGAACGAACTTTGTGTTAATTGCACTAGTACCCTTACCACCAATCGTTGGTACCGCGTTGAACAAATTTTGGAACTGATTCTCGTTAGCCCCAGTCTGTTTAAAAGTAGGTGCTTGAGCAGCAACTACAGGTTGACCTACAGTGCCTCCCATTATTTACCACCTGACGCAGTTGTTTGCTGACGAGCAGGATTACCGTAGATAGTACTAGCATATCTTTGAAGAGATTGCCAGGGTGCGTCAAGCTCCTGCTGGGCGATACTTCGCTCTTGATTACCGAGATTAGCCAGACCACTAGCTGTGTTATTAGCGAGAGAAGAGGATCCACTGACGGATTGCCCAAGGGCTCCTTCAGCAGCCAATCTGTTTTTATACATGGCATCCTCGTAGTTGGCATCTACTGCGGCTAATTTAGCTGTAGTATCCGCATTCTGTGAACCTTGCATTACAGCTTGACGTGCTGACCCAAGTGTTCCGGATTGACCGAACCCGGTAGTCAGACCAGCCACATTCTTCTGTGCATCGAGTAGTACAGCATTCTTTTGTGCTGCTAACGTTGCCGCTGATGGTGTTGCTGCCATATTACTTAATCGGGATTGCTGATCCGCCAGGTAGTCCATGCCTTGAGCACCTGATGCACCGATAGCAGTACCACCGGCACCGAAAGCAGCTTGCTGTAGGCCGGATGCGCCAGCTACGTTACCCAGGTCACCGGACTGATACATTGTTTCAGCCTGATTACCTACATTCTTCATGTATGGCACTGCCCATTCTGGGATAGACGAAGATGTGGTTGAAGAGCCACCGCCACCACTACTCATTATTCTTCTCCAACATATTTATATCCTTCCGCATAACTGTATAAGCTTCGTAGAAGCCCGGTATTTGTTTTGGTAGCATCTTAGCCCATCCCTTTCGGCCCCACTGTTCAAGTGCAGAGCAACCATTGTCTTTGGCAAACTTCTCTACAATAGATAGTGGTTCCTGGTTCACAGAGGTTTTATCACCTGTGAACAGGATAATGTGTAGGGTTCTGTGCTGTGTATAGTTAAGTATCTCAGTAAGACCGACATCTCCATTACCCAACATCCAGCACTGAGCCTGATAGTTAAGCAACTTCTGTAGATAGTCAGCTAATGTGGATTCATGCTGACCATGATCCATCGCTCTCTGGAACAGCTGTGATATCCTTGGCCAATCAGCAATGATTTCTTCTCTTGTAAGTAGTTTAATATTTATGCCCATGTTAGTCTCGCTGCTGGTAATGTTACTGTTCCAGGAGTTGTTCCTGGGAGGTCTGTAGAATTGAGTGTTACCGTTGCATCAGACCAGATATAGAATCTTACTTGGGTATCTGTGGCCCAATAGTATGATACAGGTATTGTCAACTGTGTTTGAGCGCCATTGGCTATTTCTTGTACTCTCGCTGAGTAGCGCACAATAACCCACCCAGCGCCTGCTTTATTCTCTTCAGCATAGTAGTATACCTTCTTATTTGCAGCCGATGGTGTCGCATTAAGCATCAATACCAATGTATGAGTCCCACTTTGTAACGTTGTAACGATACCTGTGGAGGCATTATAAGAGAATCCTTGGGAAATGTCTACTGTAGGAAACTTAAACACAGTAGGAACCGTTGGTAAAGCAACCCCAGAGGTTGTGTTGATTAGATGCAATGAGGGATACCAGGGTTTTCTGTCTATCTTAATGAATACTTTACCCAGGGCATCCGTGTGGACAACATATCCAACAGAGATAACAAAAGAGGGTTGTAGCGGAGCAACCTTGGTAAACCCGCCTGATACAACACTTGATAGGAATAGCTCATCACCTTCTACTAGTGTGTTAGAGGATGCATCAGTTAACGTTGATATATCATTTACCATACCTGATGAAGTGATATACCCGTACGAATTACTGTGGATATCATGGGTAGCCATACCAATAGTAGATCCGGAGGTGAAAACCGTAGATGCGTTAGCCAAAGCTATAGATGGTATATCGTTGAATGCACCACTGATATAAGCAATGCTACCATTCAAGATAGTCGATCCAGTATTGTTATACACCCTTATAAGCTCTTCTCTACCAATATTAACAGTGATGTCCGATTCGTCATTGTAGTAAGCTAGCGAATGGGTAGCGCTATCATAAAATACCTTACCCTCTACATGCGTTTGTGGGGATACTGGTGTAAACACCAAACTATCTGAGACAGTGCTAGACGCTATTGAGGAGGTGCTGATTGTCCCATTATCGAAAGATGTATTAGTTACAGAGCCATTGTCAAATGAAGAGTTAGTTATAGATCCAGTATCAAAGGAAGACCCACCTATCGTTCCAGTATCAAATGACGAATCAGTTATAATACCACCATCTAGGTAAACGCTGATATCTTGTAGGTGGGCTACATTAATATCACCACTTACAATAGTCTTAGGTAATACTAACTTATCAAGGTCGATAACATTAAAAGGTTCCTTCACCCACTTCTCAGTAGGTGGGTTTACAGCTACCTGGAACTTGACAGTTCTTACACCAAGCATAGTGTAATAAACAAAGTATGTAGTACCAAATCCAGGGGTGAACTCGAACCATTGATAGTCAGCTGGGTTGCTGGATTCAACGCTGTCGCTACTATTCCTAAGACCCCAAAAGTATTTGTTAGCTGGTAAGTTGGACATACCCGTACCAACATTGCTATCAGCATATTTAATATGTATGTATTGTTCCGGGTATGGGACCGGATTACCAGAAGGTGGGGGTACACCGCTATCATAACCAGAATCTGTTACTTGTCTATATACCTCCTGTAAGAAGGCATCGAGGTCTTTATTATCGGTATACGGCGGGTTAAGCATATTTATCTCCTATCTGCTGGTCTGATATCAAATGTGATATTAGCGAGTCTCCAATAGCCCATAGAAGTGATTCTGAAATTAAGTAATCTACCATTGGAACGGGGGTCTACTTTATAACCGATACTATCTCTATTAGGGTCAAAATAAAAAGTAGTATTACCATCATCAACAGATAGATCAACATCATCATTATACCTATTCTGACCTTTAACCCTTATACTGATGATAGAATCATCACATAGATCAAATACAGGAAATATAGCAGCTACCAAGTTACTTCCAGTAACATCACCAGCAGACATTTTTGTATGCTCAATATATGAATCGTAGTTAGATAGGGCAACACCGTTCCACATCAGGTGGCTATTATCTGTAACTAGTGTTTGAGTAGCGCTAGTGGTCATATAGACATTCTCTTGAATATACTGGAATGTGTTATCAACAATGGACGGACCTTTGAAAGCATATGTTGTATTAGGTAATACACGTTTAGTCCATGTATTATTTTTATATTGATAGACTAAGGCTTCGTTACAGTAATTAGAGGTGCCCTTAGGGTAGCATACCCAAATCTCTTTATGATATATGTCTTTAACTACATGAACCATATTAAGTTTTAATTTATTTATATTATTAAAGAAGTATTTCTTTATTCTAAAATCGGCTACCGATTCAATACTACCTGACCCATTATGAATATAAATATCGTTCTTGTCTACAACTAAATGATTACCATCATACTCAACTACACAATCGGTATTTAATATACCATATGTCTTAGAATACTGTTGTACTCTTGTCGAACTACCAACAGAGATAATATTAATACTGTCCTGTGAATATACAAATAGGTTACCACGTAAATCAAGCATATCTAGAATAGGTGATGTGGATGATAACTCAAATTCATCAGCCGTATCTGTGGTTAATCCGGGCATCCATATCTGGGGTATACTACCTGTAGCTGCTTGCGTGGATATTCTAATTGTACCTGGGGCATAGGTTACGATACCACCGTTATTAAGGGTTAAATTAGCTGAAACCAATGAGTAATTAATTGATCTAACTACTTTAGCGGTGACTGTCAATCCCGAAGTGTAATTCCATCCTGGTAATGGTTGGAATGTATGATCAGCTGCCGGGTCATTATACAGACAATATAGCGGAGTAGATTTACCATTATTAAGGATAACAGCAAATCCCCCATTAAATAAAGTGCCTTGCCAGTCACTATTAGTATATTCAGAGCTTACACTATTGAACATTGTACTAAAATTACCGGCAGAATCTGATCTAAGTATATTACCATCTCTAGCGAATATATTATATCCTGCGTCTGGTCTACGCCAATGGATACCGTAGTTTGGCGCGTTAGGCACTGTCAAGTATGTTGTTTCACCCGTGATCGTCTGTACACAGCCATCATCAAACCGAACATTAAGGACGTCAGAGAAGATGTTGGGTGGTATATTTACTGGTGACTGGTCTGTGTTAAGACCACCTTCTCCGAGACCCTTAATTGGTTCAGCCATTATTCACTCCTTTATAGTTTACACTCTATAGGTACCGGCTAGGATACTCTTGATTGGTTAGCTATTGTTGTATCTTTCATCTGGCTACCATGAGAACTACCGAACCAGAAACCGAGTACCATAATCAATGCACTGTCCATTGTACCGAGAACTCTACCAATGATGATCGGGTCAGCGCCGGGTGGAACTTGGTTGAACAGTAGCATGCCTTCGCAAGCTAGCGTGATAGCCACAACGATCCATGTAAGGATTGATGGGGTTATCGATTTAGTAGCTACCTGCATCTCTCTTGCTGATGCTGTATCTTTGAACTCTAGTTCAGCGTATTTGAACCCACGTTCTTTCTCATTCTCCCTGTATTGGAGGTCTAGCTTCTTAATCTCACTGACTTGCTCAGGGGTTAGTTGACCTGTCTTAATAGCATCAGCGATTTTATCCTGTGTAGCTTCTGAGACACCAAGGATATTACCAACTGCTGCGACAGCAACACCACCTAGTGGCCCTAGAAAGGCACTAGCTACCGTTGGCGCGATACCTTTTAATACCGACATCCAGTCCATCAATTATCCTCCGTTGCATATATAAGTTGTTTAGAGATGCGTCTTGCCCATCCCTTGCCAGCGTGCTCCCAGTTGGACAGATCTGTCATGAACTGAAGACGCAGCCCAATGTACTTCATCAGCACATCATTCAGTTCCATTGCGGCTAGGGCTGCTGCACTTCGCGGTCCCCAGTGTCCATCATCTGCTGCACCAACTGCTTGCTGGAGCTTACGTGTGGCCGTCTGAATCCCGGAGTTAACCGCGAAGTCGAACGCTTGGTAGCGTACTGCTGGATGTGCTTCCGCTAAGGGTTGCCAGAAGTCTCGCATATAGATTTCCTTAGCGCCTTCTTTGGTAAGGTTCTTGATATCCACGTGTGGGTAGCTCCGCTTGCTGATACCCCAGTTAGTTTCCCCTCCGGGGTCCTTGGGGTCGTTGGAGTATCCCCCCTCGTTTCCGAGGAGGCGGGTGAAGGATTCTTCAAAGGTTATCATAAGCTATTTTAACAAGATAGAGCCATTGAAAGAGATCTCACAAGTAACAACGGAACTTGCGTTTCCATTAAAACACCTGCTTTGCAATAGGTTTCCAACCATCTGCAAGGCAGGCGCGGATGTCCCACCACTGCTGTTTGTTTTAAGTGTTACCTGCGTCAACGTTGTTCCGTCCCAACTAATAGTAAACAATCCCGTTGTATAGGACGCACCGTCTTGGTAGTGGACATAAACTGTCCCGTTTGCAGCCAACCCAAGGTTAATAAGACTAGTCCAAGGTGTATACCCACCAGCAGTGTTTGACAGCCCAGATACACTTGTCATATCACTGCGTAGTTAGCAGCCATATTGTTTATCTGCTATCATTTTGCCACCCATCCTGTATTCCCCGTCCCAGTCTCTTTAACATAGACTGATGTGCTTGCTCCACCGTCTGTTCGCAAGTATAAGCTTCCGACTGGTGCTGACGCATCTCCTCGTCCGTTAGGAGATCCTGGCCCTGCAAAGATACGAGCCGTTGAGGCGTCCACCCCTGTAAGTTGAACAAGGTTGGTATCTATCCTTCCACGATTCGTCCCGGTGTTGGTAGATTCATCAAATGTAGCTGAAACTATGCTCGGACCGTATACCACAACATCATTAACAGCCGTGCCATTGACAGGATTATTGATCTCAAGCTGTCCGCTTGTGTTTGTTTTTAATGTGGCAATTGTCGATCCTGATTTGTTTTTAAATCTTGCTTGCTGCCATATATCAAGGGATTCAAACATCCCGGGGATTCCAGATGTCGAGTACGCTACAACCCTACCCGAGACAGCATCGTTATAAACATTATCGTAATTGCTGTTACAAGTAGTTCCGATAATATTTACCTTCCCAACGGAACCAGTTACTTTAATAAAATCTGTTGCTGCCGCAGTATTTGAAAACCCGTAGCTTCCAATAATGTTTATTGTGGCCCCGGCAAGATTGTTAAGTTGAACTCCAAGGCTTGATGCTGTTGGTTCCGTTGTTACGTTATGTTCATAACGGTAGTTAATTAGGTTGATATTCGTATTTTCCGTTGACCCAACATCAACGTAAAATCCAGCCTCTCCTGTGCCGTTCACACCGGCGTTATCTACTTGTAGATTTGCGATATTTGCAGCATGAGTCGTAGCTCCATTCAGATGTACGCCATTCTTTCCGGCAGAGCCGACAAATACGTTATTCACCCATATCGGGGTAGATGTTGCAAACACCTGAATGCCGTGGTCCCTTGAGTAGCCCAATTTAACGCTGTCTAGCCCGGAATTACTAAACAAAGAACCCACAAAGTAACAAGAACCAGCTACTAAATTACCTGCTCTATTAGCATTCACTGTTAAATTGCGCACCATTGACCCAGATAGTCCGGATAGAGAGTCGTCAAAATTAGCCAAAACGTGGCAATTTTGAGAGTCAGCGAGTTTTATCCTTGTTCCTGTTTGAGCTCCTGAAAGAGTAGCAACCCCAGCGCCGACAAGGTTAACCCATGATTTAAGTAAGATTGCACATCCTATACTTGTCATAGTATCAAGCGCAACAGTACTTGGATCCTTAGAAACTAGATATTCACCTGTAGGAAAGTAAACCGTTCCGCCATAAGTGGAAACAGAATCAATGGCCGTATTAATTGCCACAGTGTCATCTGTAACGCCATCCCCCACTGCCCCGAAGTCTTTAACCGACACCCAGTCATTGAGCTTGCTGGTTACTGTCCGTGAGGTTGCCCCCGTACCATCGTGTAAGTAATAACCCGCAACAGGATCGATAACTAGATCATCAACCCTATCACTGGGCGCGAGAGATACTGATCCACCACTGGTGGTTTTAAGTTTAAGAGTTGATGTCATTATATTCCTTATTTAATTGATCCTGTTTTGAACCATACTATGGTTGCGGAGATAACACCGCTGATAATAATAATAGGTTTTAGCATATCACCAATCCAACCAAGTACTTTAAAGAATGATCTTCCAAGACCAATAATCTCTAATACTTCAGCCGTCTTCAGGTTGTTTTCAGTTAGCATGCTCTTTATCGCAAGTAGTTCTGCTGCGTGTATATTCACTCTACGCTCTAGGATAAATACCCCTTTGCAGTCGGAGCTACAAACATCCTCCTCGCGGAGGGGCTCTTCAACGCGGCGGTCTTCGTGTGGTAAGGTCATGTTAAATCGGTGTGTAGACTGTAGAATTAACACCATCCTTCCAGACCGACACATCAGACTGTCCAGCTGCAAATACAGGGCGGTTGTTAGTCGTATCCCAAACCATCTTGCCGGGGTATTTGTTGGCAGTGTTGACGGCGTTTGTCTTGAGTGCTAGATTTGCTGCTGTGGTGCGCAGTACGCCTGGATTGACAGAACCCTCACGCACTATTTTAGCGACTTGCTTTTTCGTCTCTGTGAGAGTATCAACACCCTGATAAACCATAATATTCGATATTTTCCAGGTTGCTCCAACAGCATCAAAGGGGGCGAGAGACAGATAACTTCCAGAACCTCCGCCGTAAATAGAGCGCGTCATGACAACTCTTGTAAGTTTTCCTGCAAGTAATGTTTCTTGCCATTGCATCTTGCTTGCCGCTGCTCCATCATACCAAGTACCATTTACAAGACTATCAATGGAAGACTCAATTAGAAAACTAATAACAATCGTGTTGTCTGCTGTAACGGCAGGTAGTGGCAACTGCAACGATGAAGTGAAAAGCGTAGCAGGGAACACAAATTGCGTACAAAAACCCTGCTTGGTATCTTCTACAAATGTCTTTGTAGGTGGAGAGCTCCCCGTAGCTGTCATATTCCCGACAATATCCGAGTACAGCGCCGGAACGCTGCTATCTAATTTCAGTTCAGGAACACCAAACATAGTAGTTTGGTAGAGATTCAGACTGTTTACGATCGTTGACAAAAATGATTGGGGCCAAGTGGCGACATTTTGAACAACCCCACAGCACTGAAACTCGCCTAACAGATTGACAATGGACGACGCGTCTGCTTGGACGATCTTTGCTCCAGTAGCAGCGGCGCTATTGGTGAAGTTTTCTAGATTGAGGACTGATCCATTTTCGATATAGGCCCATACAGGCGCGGTGCTGTCCTCAATTTTGAAGTCTTTGAGAGAGAGTGTTGAGTTATTGGAATACACCACACAGCGAGGGATTACCTTCCCATTGATGGTTTGTGACACTGGAGCAAATGCCGGGTTTGCGTTGGCCTCAGGAGACCCGCCATAAAAATTAGCCTGTGCGTTGTATGCGGCAATGGCAGTGTAGTTACCGTTGGTTTGCGCGTTGTAAAAGTTATTGGCAATACTTCCGAGGTTGATTACTCCATCAATATAAATGCCCACCGCTTGATAAACGGCGGTTATTCCGTAAAACTCATTGCTGTTGCCACCGAGCCCAGCCGCTGGAACTATCGAGAAACCTATTCCCCATCCCCCTGTTGCCACCAGATTCCTGAACCTGCAGAACTGAACCCATCCAAGTTGAAACGCCACAGTGTCCGCATTAAGAACCCTGACGTTATCCATGACAGACCCTGCGTTGTATGAAGCTGGGATTGTGATGTCCACATAAACACCAGTTATCCCTGTTTTACCGGTTGCATCAATGCACAGGTCGCGCACTTCCTGCCATCCGGTATCACCTCCGAAACTTGCCCCCGGTGCCAGCGTCAACATTTTCATATTGTTGGCCGAAGGCTTCAATATTGATGCCTGCCCCCATAGCTTACCCCACTTCGGCACGGTCACAGCCGACGACAGGTAATTCCCAATAGGGAAGATAACAGGCCCCACAGGCGAATCCGTGAAAGCGTTTGCTATTGCTGTTCCGCTGTTTGTTCCCCCCGTCGGGTCGGCCCCTTTGTCTTTGACGCTTTGGGTATCACGCAGTTTGCTCTGCACAGTAGTGGCAACTGCACCAGTGCCTGCTGGGAGATAACTCATCCCAGACCCATCATTGTGAATCCGCTGAATCTCCGTTAGCGCTCCATCGAAGTTCCCCTTACTAAATACCAGATCCCCAGTAGATGGCTCACTTGCGATCACGATGTTTTTACTGGCGGTGACATTACTGCCAAGCTGCACATTGTTTGTTTTTAATGTCATACAATCACCCAATTTGATCCCGAAGGAACTGTTACTGTTACGCCATCCGCAATGATCATTGGGCCAGCACTCATACCATTCTTACCCGCTGTTAATGTATAGCTCACATCAACCTGAATATCATTCTCGAATACGAAGAAGTCACCATCTCCACCGCCAGCACCCGCCGCAGCAAGCCAGATGGTACCATTAAAATATTCCAATCTAGCTGTGGTGGTATTATATCTTAAAGAACCTACAGGTGGTGATACATCACGTTGCGCGGTTGTACCTGTGGGGATCTGTGCTGACCCTGTGTCGGATGTCTTGGCAACAGTATTGACATCAAGAGCAAACACCCAAGATACACCGTTGTAACCCTCGAAGTGAGCTGCCTCAGTATTATAACGAAGGCTACCAAGAATGGGTACTGGATCTCTCTGCGCAGTAACGCCCACCGGTATCTGTGCTGATCCTGTACCAGATGTCATCGGTACAAAGTACACTTTGGTACTCACACCATCAACCCAAGTAGCGCCCCCATCGAATCCCGCATACTGACCACCTGCGCTTTGACCGGATGCAGCACCGGGATACGTTGAGTATGCCATTTAAATGAGTCCTCCTGTGTTCATGTTCATCTGTACATTACCGCCAGACGCTCTTCTCCACTTTTCCTCTTTGTTTAGACTGAATAGATTCTCTTCGAACTTAGCCTTGTACCTTGCTTCCATCTTATCATCAAATAGGTATCCACCAAGATTACTTAAGGCACCCCATAGAAGAAGTCTCTCGTTCTCGTCCCGTAGCCAGTTAGGCACTTCCTTACCTTGGTAGTACTTGGTTGTTACCGGTGTACTGTACATAGTAGCTTCCTGAAGATTATCGAAGCACCGCTCATTAACACCAGCTCCAGAGAAATACAGTGGTGTATCTACTACAGTACCTAGCGTGAGGTATAGTTGGCTCTGGTCTTGTAGACCAACAATATAGTTGGTTGGGGTAACGTCATAAAGCGAGTTGAGTGCTGGTAGTCTCCGATAGTAATTGATCTCTACCTGGGCACCAACAGCTAACTGAGGATGAATGTAAATCTTGTTATCCATCCACATCCAGTTATATACCGAATATTTCTCACCGTATAAATCAAAGAATGTTCGCTTATCAGTGATCTCATTGAATACCTTTGATACGTTACTTGGGTAGGTAACATAAGGTGTTTCAGTGGAGGCACCAGCTACAGTTCTCACGTAGTTAAATTGTGTGAGATCATCTGGAATCAGGAACGATGTAAAGGCATTTCCGTATGGCAGCCCAGCACTATTCTCACCAGAGTTATCTGCTGCTACTACTGTGTATCTTGTGGTGAATTCTAGTGGTGGTATCCGGAGATTACGATAGCATTCGTCAGCTGAGTAGCTTAAACAGCTATCTATAACTGAATCCGGGATTGTATTAGAGGATGGCTTATTTGACCAATCTCTTACTTTGGCTAGTAGTGAATTATACCTTTGTGTTGCCATATTATCGTTTATCCTTAACTTGTATCTGAAAAGCATGTTGCTTAACACGCCCACCAGTAGTAGTAACATATATAGTTACGGTATATAACCCACCATCAGACCCACCAGCGGTCCAGACTTTTATTACACCACCCACATTCGTCCAAGATACCAACGTAAAACCGGGTTGAGGTACTACGGTAACAGACGCGATGGTGTCACTCAAACTATCTAGCCAGCGATTAAACTTGATATCGTAGTCCTGGATATCTGCAGGTGACTTCTCGAATATTACCATAATCTCCTTTATTATGCTACCTCGTAGCTATTAGTTGCGGGTTCAACATCATCAACAACTATACTTATACCAACAGTGCCTATTATGTTACTGATTTGTACTACAGAAGAGTACTTTGCTGTAGCGGTGCTGAGTGGACCATACCTGTAGGAATACCCTTGTAGGGCAGAGTAACCACCAATCAGAATACCAGAGGAATTACCAGGAACACCTGTACCACCAATACCGACCACTGAATGCAACTGGTTTATTACTACACCAGTAGTACTATGTGTAGTATTTCTAGATGCCGAACCGAGTATAGCAGCTTCGGTACCTGTTATAGCGCCAATCACCGCATGTGTCGTGTATCTAGCAGAAGTACCTGAGAGAAATGCAGGTAAACTTAAAATACTACCAGATGTTTGGTGCGATCTAAATCTAGCTGAAGACCCCGATACGGTGGATACTTGGCCTAGTAGCACACCTGATGTTGTATGTACTGTATAGCTCGCAGAGTTACCGAATACTACAGAGGATACTGCGGAGAGAGCCCCTACGGTATCATGGTTTGAGCCACCTGCCACCGCAGGCGCATCAGCCCATCCCCACGGCTTGTCACCCCAGCTTGATGCGCCCCAGGTCACTTAAGACTCACAGTGATGCGGCCAGCAGCCACAAATCGTCGGCCTGTTGCTCAGACACGCCCAGCGCAGCGATCATGGCCACGACTTTGACGTGATTGCGCTCAAACACGGTGGCGAATTCCCACCAGTCTTTTGTATCCTGATCGCTTGCAGCCACGGCAGCTTCGACGGATGCACGTAAGCCTACGATGGTCAGGGCTTGACGGATTTGGCGCGGGGAGACTGTGGGGATGGCAGCACGGGCAGCGGCGGCTTGAGCGGCTGGGTAAGCGGCTTCAATTTCTGCTGGCGTGGGCTGTGGCTCGGGGCGGTGCCACTGCGCGATGTAGGGGCCGTTACCAGCATCCTCCACGATGCATTCAGTCTCAAAATTGATGCCGGGGAAAAGATTGGCAATAGATAGTGTCAGCATGTCATTCCCCATAGTAAATAGCAGTTAGGGAATGTGCCGCCGCTACCCCTGCAATCGTTACCGCAGATGCAGCACTTGCACCCACGTACAGCCACGGTTCCAGGTAATCAGTAGAGCCATTCATTTGCACAATCAAGGATGAAAATGAGCCGCCAGCCGCATTTGACACTGATCCTGCTGCATAAAATTCGCTTCGCGTTCCGCGCCCCAGTGCCACGCCGTTTTTGTAAATGGCGCTTGCGACGACAACGTTGCTTGCAGAGATCGTTGTAATTTGTGCCACGGTGGAGAATGACAAGATATATTTACCCGGCAACGTAGGCTGAAACCGCGCAATGCCCGCGTTCCACCACCCGCGCTCATCGGTCGTTTCAACGTCAAAAACGCCGCTTTCTGAGCTGCCTTTGAGCCTGTTCCACGCATTGAGCGTGAGTGACTGAGATGCGCCTGAATTGGTCACAAATACATAGCCTGCATTGCGCGAAATCGTGTCGAGCAAATTACCAAACCCCGCCGACATCGTCACCGTCACCACAGCCGCGCTGGTCAGGTCAATCGGGACACCTGTGCTGCTATCGTCAAACGTCCCACGAGTCAGTGTGCGAGTGGCATGGGTATAAACGCAGCCGGTGCGCTGTTCTTCCCCGTTGACGCAAGCGGCGGTGATCGTAAACGACTTGCCGTTGTGCGCAGCCGTGAAATCACGCACAGGAATGCCGTCAGGCCGCGTGATCGGGCCTGCGATGACTAAATCACCCGACACGCCGGGCGTGTTCGAGATCGTGACGGCGGTGTTGTTTAGGGCTAGATCGGGCATGGATTAGGCCCCTAATGCAGTATACGTAAGCGACGAGCAGGATACGGTGTCACCCGCTGCGATAGTAAGCCCATTAGTCATATTGATATCACCCCCGGAAGAGGCTACAGAGCAGTGGATAACTACAGTACCACCCGATGTTTCTAGAGTAGCTGTGGCCACCGGGGATGCATTGCCAGTGGCATTTGTATCTGACGTAATAGCGTTAGCAGTGGCGGTACCAACTGACGAAGCACCAAAAGCGGTAGCAGAAAGTGTTAATGTCGCAGCAGCTAACCCAGGGGCACCTACAGTACCAGTCAATCTGAACTTAAGTTTACCAGAGGCACCGAGGAGTGCTGTCACTGCGTTTGTTGCAGCATCTCTTGCTGTTGTTGAGTGTGTTACTGACATTCGTTTTCCCCCGTTTGTGCTACGATGTAGCCAACCATTTCAACTTGACGAATTTCACCTGTAGAAGCACTGGTGATATCAAGGGTGAAACGCACTTCAGCTGGTCGTGTTACTAGTGTCACCATATTATTTCTTACCTTTTTTAGTGGGTACTGTTTTAACAGGAGCCTTTTTAGTAGGTTTGCATGCCATGATGATCCTTAATTGGTTAACGCAGCACAGAATGCACCGTCGAAAGTGAATGATCCGTATTCATACCGGGCTGTACCTGTACCTGCATAAGCGGCTACAGCAGCGCTGATTACCGTAGGGGCAGCGGCTGCAGCACCGTCAAGGTATTTAACAGCAGTGATGATACCACGAACAGCTTGTGGTGCTCGGATATTAGATCCAGTATCGAGTGTATCAGCGCTAACTACAATGTTAACAACATAGTTGTCAGGGATATATGTCTTGATGCCTGTAGTAGCTGCTGTGATTCTTAGAAATTCCATTTATGCTTTCCTTATATTAGATGTTTGTAGGAGAGGATAATCCGTCATAATGATCTGCTTTAGTTTACGCAGATTGGCGGGATTACTCATAAAGTCCTGCGCATGAATATCCAGACCATATTTAGTTAGGATATCTATAGCAACAATGTCCGGTATAATTGCGAACGACCTATAGTGTCGCCCATTATGAGAGATTACCTCATCTCGCTGTCTAGACTGTTCAGCATAATCTTTATACGCACTCACATCTTGCTCTAACTTGAACTTGTCATCTAGATCTTTAACGACGAAACTGCTCTGCACATCGTCTATTGATTTATATTCCATTGTGTCTCTTTCAATAAAATAGGGTGAGACCTTGATCCCACCCTATATTTAATACTCACAAATTATGAGTACCCTCTTGTTATTAAGCCCCAGACAAACCGAAGATCAAGCCAGCGCCCTTGGGGTTACGGCATTCCAAAGTTCCCTCTTCCACGATCTGACCGATGATAGAGTCACCTAGTTGACCGAGATCAACCTCTTGCAGGGGACGCAGAGAGGCATAGCTAAACCACATTGGATCGTACACGAATGCACTGAAGTTAGCTGCATTGGTAAGATTGGTGATTGGTGCTAGGTTGCTGATACCCATCACATAGTTAGGTACAACCATGATATCACCGAAGTCGCTCATATAGACCTCAACTGATTGACGCAGTTTACCATCCTGATCGATGTTACGACGAACGTTACCATCACCAGCATTAGCGGTGCTTGAACCAGCGGCCTGTGCCTTAGCAGAGAATACCCGGCGATTTGCGGGAGATAGCATCAGCTTAGTAGCCTTACCACCATTCTCATAGATCGCTTGCATAGCATTGTCTACGTGTGACAGTGTGAGTGACACAGTAGCAGCTGAGGTAGCCGTAGAGAACGTACCAGTAACACCACCACCTGGATTGGTTGGGGGTACATAGGTAGCAGTAGACACATGGAATGCCGTGGCGGGAGTGGTTGTAGCTGCGGTGTAATTCACCCAAGCGTGATAACCACCGAAGGTACGAGTACCAGAACCGTTAGAAGACTTCCAGCCGATCAAGTCGAACTCTACGTCACGACGAAGTTCAGTACCACGTTTCTTTAGCTGATAAGCGTATTCGTCAGCAACACCAGCCTGATCCACAGCACGTTTGGTACCAGTTACGGTTACAGTCTTGCTGTTGATCTGGGTATAGTTACCTAGACGAGTACGGAAAGGTTCGGCGGCTTGAGCTGCTTGTTGTGTAGCGTAAGATGTACCCTCAGCAACAGCTGCAGAAACAGGAGGGGCTAGCTCGTCAGTCTGCCACTCGTGGAACACTGCGGTAGCTTTAGTCTTACCGATTGAAGACAAGAAGGGTGTCTCATCCCGGCTAATCATCGAAATGAAGTTAGCTAGATCCTCACGTTCACCAGCGTTAACAGCGTTACCAGTAGCGCCAGCGGAACGAGCGGCGGCCTTAGGGCCACCAGTTGCAAAATTATTACCTGCCATATTTAAATTCTCCTAAAGTAAGTTAAAGTTTCTTACTCACTGATGAGATACGTTTTAGAAAATCTAATTCGTCCTGCTTGGAACCTTGTCCAGCTAGCACTTTACTACGGGCTACCTTGCTAGCATCACGTTCTTTTTGTGACTGCGGTACACCACTCTTGGTAGGTACAGATTTCACAGAAGGTGCTGCTTTACGCTTGGCTTCCCCAGTATCACGAGCTGTCTTCAGCTTACGATAGTCATTGATAAACTTAACCACTTGAGCGTCATAAACAGACTCTAGGAGTTGTTCGGGAATACCCTCTTTAATAGCAAACTCACGAATACTCTTGGCAACTTTGTCTGAATAATCAGGGATTAGCGTGCTAATATTTTCCCCATACGCTTTCAGTAGTTCTTGCTGCCTTACCGTTTGTTGCTCTTGCAGTTGTGTTGCGATAGCTTTAGTTTTATCTTCACGACTATTTCGTGCTTTCCAATACTTCTCTTGAACTAGTTCACGCGCTTCTTTAGCTTCTCGTGCTGCGTAAGTATCACCTTCCTCTCGTGCCTTCTCGATCTCAGCAGAGAGTTTGTTATATTCAGCAGTCAAGCTATTTTCAGTGGATAGTAGCTCCGATTGAACCACAGTACCAATGTCAATAAGCTCCTTAAGCTTGGTATCGCGTAATGTTTCCAGTTGTTTTCGCTCATCAGCGAGTTGTCGCCCTTTAGAGGTCAAGTGTTGATCTGTGGCGTATCCTTTACGGATCTCTTCCAAAGTGACATATTTTAATGTACCATCAATTTTGACAGGTACTTGGTATGCCCAATCGATATCTTCTTCAGCAGGTAGCTCAGTTGTCGGGGTAGATTCATCATCCTTTTTACCAGCATCTTCCTCAGATTCATCGTTGTCTTCACTCGATTCTTTTTCAGACTCTTCCACATCCTCATCGGTGCTGTCTTCTGTGGGTTCGTCTTGAACGTGGCTAACTTCATCCTCTTCTGGTAGATCATCATTGATCCCCAACAGCTTTGCAGCTGGTGAGTTTCGCAGGATGTCATCTAGGGAAGGTGCGTTGTTCTGTTGTTCACCGTCATCAAAGCTAGCACTTGAAATTTCAGATGCTGGCGTACTGGTAGAGAGTGCTAATGTTGGTAACATATTCTATTATCCTTGTGTCGTATTATTCGATTTTTTAGCTGCTCGTACAGCTGCCATACGGTCTACTGTAGTCTCACTTAGACCATCCAGTACATCAATAGCATTTTGGAGATTTACTAGAATAGGTGCATAGTTTTGTGAGCGACCCACACCGCCATTAGCTCCGCATCCAGCAATCTCATTGATCAGTTCGTTACGTGCTTTCAATAGCACATCTTTTGCTTTGTCATTACTCATTATTTTCTGTTCCTTCTTGAACTTTGTTTTGTTGATTGATAAATTGCATGTTGGCACCATACATCTCAATACCAACCATCTTTTGTTTTACAGACCCTAATGCCATAGCACTGGAGTAGAGATACTGCCTAAGTTTGTCTTCATGCGGCTGGCTTGATAACCACGCCATGAAAATATCAGTCAAGATATCTGTGTAGCATTCCTTAAAGAAATCTTCCCTCTCTGCCTTAGCAAACATAGATTGTTTTAAAGCAATCTGTGAGTCACGGAATGGATCTACTTTCTCCTTACCCATACCATCTGAGTAATCTACTTTTGGTTTGATACGATCGTTAAAACCCTTACGAAATTGTTCCATTATATTTCCTGTTATAGTTTAAAAGAGCAAGAATCCTATCTTCACTCTCTTTTAAGTGCCCTAAAGCTATATTACAATTATTACACAGTATACCACGAACATCACCTGTTGTGTGGTTATGATCTACATGATGCCGACGCAGCATACTTGGATCCCATGGATCACCACACGAGTCACATGTTCCCTCGGATAAGGCGAGTAATTCGGCAGCACGATCTATGTCAACAGAGAAGAAGTAAGATAATCTACGTTTAGCGTACAACTCCTTATTAACCGCACGTAATTCCTTGCGACGAGCAGAGATGGTTTCTTTGTTAGAATCACGGTACTGCTTATCTTGCGCTAGCTTCTTCTCCCTATTGAGGTAGTAAGTTTCTTTCTTTTTAGCCCGTTCAAACTCTATGTTCTCGTGATACCTTTCCTTCTGTTTGGCTAGTATCACTTCCTTATTGGTATGGTAATGCTCCCGTTTTCTTCTTAATTGCTCTTCATTTGTCATAATGATCCTTGTTGGTGGGACTAGACACTAATGACATAGCGTCAGGGTAATTACTCCGTTCATCCCGTAAATACTACATTGGCATTTCAGGTGCCGCTGCAGGTCCACCCATAGGTTCTGGTGTAGTGCTACCATCAGGTGGGGCTGCAGTGTTTCCTCCAGTACTCTTGATGTAACCATCTGCCATAGCAAGCAATTCCTCAATTGTTTTCTGCTTAGGTAACTCCGCCCCCTCTTTAGCTGCCATGATATATAGCTTGGCCCACTCTTGTTGTGATTTATCCAATGCAACCATAAGCTGCTTTGTATTATCCTGCATAGCGTTGCGAGATTGTACATTAGTCAGATCAAGTGTGGCTTGTCTCTGAGCGATATCTAGCTGCTTAAGTTGTTCTTCCAGAGCGCGTTTCTTCTCTTCAGCTTGAGCTTCGGCCTGTCTACTTTGTTCAGCTTTCTGCTTAAAGTCATCAGCGGTATAGTCAACAAGATAGTCAAGAGGGTCAAGATCCATCGCTTCCAGTGTTTTACATGCAATACGTACTGCAGCTTCTGGGTTTATCGCACCACCTGCACCAGCCGCTTGTAAAGCCGGTAGAAGTTGTGAGCCAATCATATTCATCTTCTTGACAGTGCTACTATTACCATTCTCACCCACATCTGCATCAATATATAGCACAAGGTCACTAGGCAATGTTGACGGATCTACCGTTTTGAATATGTCGTTCTGATTTGTGTACTTAACCTCTTGGCCACGTAGCTTTTCCCGCAGCATTTTGTAGACACCATTGACTAGACGCTTGAATCCTGTCTCAGCGAATCGTCTTGCCATGAACTGAATGCGTACTTGAGCCGCAGATTGTGCTCTTTGCATCTTTTCCTCTGAATTACCAGAGACATACAGCGTATCATTCAAACCTTGGGCAGCTTTTGACATACCAGTGGCTTGTTCCTTGTGGAGCTGCAACATTTCCAGAAGTGGAACAGTACCTTGACTGATTGTATCAGGCGTCATAGCAGCAACAGCGGTATTTGGGTTACCATTTGTAGCAATAATCTGTTTTGGCTTCATATTCTGCAGTGCAGAGAAGTCAACAACATTAGGATCAGCTAACTTTGGTGAATAATTAGTAAGATACACATTCTCAACGAAACCGCGTAGTACAGCTGTAGTCGCCATGGTAGTTGGTCTAACCATATCAGCAACAGATAGTCCAAAGAACTCGTGCGGAACCTCAAACGGGCACAATGATGCTAATGGAATGGAATCCGCATCTTCTTCCAGTAGAATTGTGCCTCCAGCGATGATGAAATGTTTGAGTTCTGCAATAGCGTCGCCATCCCGGTCGACTCGTAGCCAACATTCAATAACAGTGAGCTGTCGAGACGCCTCTGTGGGGAATAACTCACGAGAGTTTCCACCTAACCAGTACTCTTCACCTACTAAACGCTTACGAGCAGCCTGCTCTTCAGTGTATTTAGTGGCCCAATCGTAGCTGCCATCACCAATCTGATCCCAATCGATCTTTTCCGCTACATCAGGGAAATATTTACGGATTTCAGACCGAGTCATATCAATCTGAATACCAACGAACGATGCATCATCAAGAGAATGGGCATCCCGTGTAATACGGAAGCACTCTGGGTGGACATTCTTGATCTGAATTCTGGTCTTGTTGTTCTTTTTCTTTAATCGAACGTCCTTATAGACCATTACATACTCAGATTGTCCTGTCTCTTCATTCCTTTTTAGCTCTTGATCATACTTTAACTGACCAATAATCTCAATACCTTCTTCTGCTAGTACAATATCGAGATTCTCTTGCGAAATCGAGTCATATTCTTCGAAAGAATATTCAAAATCTTCAATAAATTCCCATCTTACGATACTATTTTTCCATAGCAAGGCAGCTTTCGTCCATGTATTCAAGATAGCCCACCCATCGTTCTGTTTGAAGATGGTGTAGTTAACCAGATCACTAGCTACTTTTGCTTTATGGTAATCATTCGGTTGTGATCCCGCTGGTATAAAACGAGCTAGCTTATTATTATTGAACATAAGCTCAGAAATAATAGCAGCATACCCCTCCACCGCCTCAACTGTGTCGGATGACACAATTTGTGATACACCCTGTGGTGTAAGGTGAAACTGTGGTATCATACCGTACTCGTAGGTGGCCTTCTGCCGTTCTCGAGCGAGATCACTAGAGTTAAGGAAGTCACCAACAGAGTTCATTACACCCTGTTCGATCATCGCTAGGAGTTCTTCGTCCCCTACGATGTCGCCCTCTTTGACAGTAAATGTCACATTCCTATTTGTAGATCCGTTCATTGTTACCTTTCAATCAGTCAATCAAAGGTCAACAATGACCAGTGAGTATTGCTCGTCAATACGAACAAACTAGTGTTAGTGATATACTGCATTTCACCCGGTATATCAGCGGATTTGACACAAGGAAATTATTCTCTTTAGGTACCGACTAATTGCCCATATAATTGTACCACAAAATAGTAGTACAGAGCTTACTAGTATTCCATATATGGGTATCGGTTTACATGGCTCCATATCATGATGCAGAACCTCTCCATAGAAACCTACCAGCGAATGTATAGGTGTGGGTAGATCACTCCCCGGTACAAAGTGTGTAAGCTCGCTATGGTCATTCGTGTACTGCACATGCGCTACAGGCCAATGTGTACTCTTCCTGAAAACAACCCTACCACCCTCATCGCTCCACTTGTCTAGGGCATAAAATAGGCATTGACTCCAAACCACTACTTACCACGGGGGTTAAAATCCTTTGGAATCTTCTCACCAATCTTCTCTTGTGGATTTACAAGTTTAACTGGTTTTGGTACTTTAGCAAAAGAACTAATTTGTTTCTTCTGCTCTGATGTTAGTTTTAGATCAATCATATTTATCCTCTTATAGCCAAGTTGTTTCTACACTCTGTATGCTACCTATCTTCTGCGTGTAGGGTACTCTATTAGTTGTCAATCGGTCACCGTGTGTTCTGATTACTTCCAGAGCAATAGCCAATGCAATCACCGTGTCATCGTTAGAACCCACTGATCCACCAGTTTTACCAGAATCATTAACAACAAAGTTAAGTAACTCTGATATCATAATCTTGGATGGGATCCAGATCTCTTCATTCTCAATAGCTGACTTAAGGAATCCAATAATCATGGGTTTAGACGAGCTAGTTGTTCTCCAACCCATCCGCATACCCTCTTCCTTGGATACGTTAGCTGCCTTCGTCTGGAAGTACATGTTGACATAGTTCATCTGTACAAGTCTGTTTA